TTGCCACGATTGTGTAGGTCAATTGGTTTGCCCAGTTCAAGAAATTTAACGCTTTTAGGTATAAGTTTTTCAACATATTGACCAATACCATAGTTGTTGGTAGGGCGCACAATTACATATTTAATACCATAAGTTCTTGCCCAAGCCAGCACTAACATATCAGCAGCGGCCTTGGATGCGGAATAAGGATTGCTGGGTTTTAACAGATCAGTTTCGGTATGAGCACCCGAATTAATGTCGCCGTAAACTTCATCGGTTGAAAAATGTAAAAATATTGGTTGCCGTTGAACAGGCTGTTGTTTAATTAATTCCAACAAGTGATGTACACCATTGATGTTGCTGCGCAGGAACACTTCTGAACTCATGATAGAATTATCTACATGAGTTTCTGCGGCAGTGTTTATAATGTAATCACAATCGTATAGTCGATCAATATCGTTGATATCTTTGTGTATGAATTTAAATGTATCGTATTTTTGAAACTCGTTTAAAAAATCAAAATTACTAGCATAAGTGCCCTTGTCCACACCGATCACATGCCAACCACGTGCCAAACATTGTCTTGTGACATGCACTCCTATAAATCCCAGACACCCAGTTACATATACGATTTTTTTCATAACTATTGTACTTTTATCTGGAACTGACGCATTTGGGAGTTAACATCATTTTCTTTGAGTTTGGCCCAAGGATCTTGTTTTCCAGTCTTGACACGTTCCCACCAATCAGAATCATTGCCTTGACTCTTCAGGTAGTCTGAGAGTTTGTCACATTCATTCATACGAGTTGATGCCATTTTAGGATGATGGAAATCTCTAGGATTGTTAGGATTACCTTCTAGTAACTCTCTATTCTTATACGTGTCGTCTTTGTTGTTGCCAGTCAAGTCGGCTCGATCGTGTAGTACGTCGACATCAATGCGTTCCCAGATATCTACACAGTAAGCAATTTGACTTAACCAAGCATCGGTCATTGAATGTAAACTTAAATGTCCAATAACATCCAACCATGCTCTGGGCACAATTGGAAATATGCTGTAAGGATGATCGTGATGCGTATGTACCGCTAACAATTTAAACTCACCAGTGTGTTCAGTAATTTTTTTATCCCATCCTTGAGTTTCCATTACGGCATCATCATTCCAAAAAAACATCCAATCCGCAGACGAATTTTTAGCTAGTTCATTGATATATTCATTAAGGCGACCATACCCCATGGGCTTAAATATCATGGCAGTATAATCCACACCTAAGTTGTCTAATTTAGGTTGTAACTCATCTTGGAAATGAGATATACCAACTGTGTCATCGGAGTCCAGTCCTAGTAGCACTTGTATACTATCTAAGTCTGATACTTGTTCCAACAATCCAATTAGACTGCGATCCAAGGCTTCTGTGCGGCCTCGTGTGGGTAACAATATGGCTATTTTGTATTCATTTGACATAGTGAGATATTTATATACGCCGTTAATTATCCAAATATATTCTACCCTTCATATACAGCACTGTTGCCGGCGTGTTCGAATACTTCTACACTACGCAATCGTACTCCTTGACCCACTGGATAACGTGCAGTGAATGTTTTACCGTTGGGCAATGTATATTCTTGCCCTTGTTGATATGTTTTGAGAATATAATTCATTTCTTTGTATGCAAGCTCGCTGAATTTTTCACAGCCCACAGCTTCTACAATTCTAAGATCACAAATACCGCCTTGGTCTTGTAGTCCAAGTCCAGCCATAGTTTCGAACAACTTCAAGTGAGGGTCGTCCTCGGCAACAACCAAAGTATGGTCAAACACATAGTCGCTCCATTCTTTGAATGCCTTGAGTCCGCCAAAATCCATAACCCAATTGCGATCATCTAAGGTCTCTGATTCAAAAATTAATTTGATACCAATTGAGTATCCATGTAATAGACTGCAATGGCTGTGTGTACTGCGCCACTGACGGAAACAGCATGAAAGTCCACGATCTGTGCCGTATGTTTTTGTTGAAAGATATTTTGCCATTGTAATTCTCCTATGTTAGATTATAGCATAGGCGGCAGAGTTTGTAAAGCGGGATGACACCAAAGACCGCTGGTTGATCACTTTTTCTTTTTAGTTACTACAGATTTTTCTGGCAGTGTTTTTCTAGCTGACCTAGTTTCAACAGTCGATCCAGTACTAATTAACTGTTGCACGGTGTTGAGAGCCTCGGTAGTGGCAAACATTTGCCACAAACAATTATCAGTAGCGTCAATTGCTGAGAATTCAAGTGTGATAGCTTGACCATTTTTTAATTCTAACACAAAGGTTCGTTTTTGGCTCATGAGTTTTCTTTCTTAATAAATTTATTTATAATAGGGCAAACATGGGTTATAATTTATTACTTTTTATAGTTACCTTTGCCCGGTATAGTATTTCGCACACCACCCACTGGATCCTCAACATCGCCTGTTCTGCGTGGAATAAGATGCACATGCGGCCACGCAACGGTTTGTCCAGCAGCCGCTCCATAGTTAAGACCAATATTGAATCCATTCCATTCTCCTTGTTCTACTTGAGCTTGGCCGTGGCGTACAGCATCTTCTATAGCATCCATTAGCACACCAACAGTATTGTATTTTGGAACAAATAACAAGTGGCCTGGCGTGCATGGATATAGGTCACGGAATACTTTCACGTGGTAATCTTCCTCAACTAGTTCGGTCCAAGGTGCGGTACTGTCCTCGATGCAGTCTGGAATATTATCGAATACTTGATTGGTTCTTTTTTTCATATTAATTTAACCACCATCTAAATTCATTCATGATTCGGTACTGTCCTTGTTGTGTGGCAACTGCACTAAATCTATACTGAGTATCCTTAGTAAGTTGATTGGTATATAGTGCTCGAATATAACCAGTAGTCTGATTCTGTACCATCAACTTTTTGTTAGTGTACATTATATTGCCTGCACTGTCAACCGCTGTGGGTATTTTGGCCTGGACGTTACCGGACAACACCACAGGCTTGATACCGGCATACAGGCCAAGATCACCATTTTCTTTTGCCTGACCAAATCTATAACCAGTTTCAGCCCAGGTGCCCCACATGTTGTCAACTCTAGTGACCAAACCTGGTGTAATGTTAGTAGTCACATGCATAGCACTGGCCTGAGCCGAAAATCCATTTTTACGATAAGTGACCACATTGTCCATGATACCGGATCCGTTTACCTCTCCCCAAGCGCCACCAAATGCCATCCACGGATTAGTGTTCAAATAGGTATATTGTGTGCCCATGCTCCAAGAACCTTTACGATACCAGCCGGGTACCCCCACCGTGTATTGAGTGGGCTTGTTTAGACCCATCCCGTTGGCATCGCGACCTGCAAAGTCAGCGCCCACTCGCATGCCGTTGACAGTTGTTAATGATCCATTGACCAAGTATTCAGCATGACTAGTCAGTTCGTACTGATCGTTGTGCTGTGTATTGTATCCAAAAGCATTAATAGCAGATATGTTCATGGGCTTGATGTTTGTGTTAAAGGATCTGCCCACGCTGTCAGTGACCACAGCCGCACCGTCACCAATGTTTAAGCCTGTAATGTAACCCCGTATAGGTGCGACGCCACCGGTAGATAACGGTATGCCCAAGTTACCAATGGGCTGAAAGGCCTTGTCCGGGTCTAATACATTCATACCAAACCATGTGGTTGAGCTTTGTGCCAATACAGTATTGACCTGCGCATCGCTCATCCATGGCCATACTTGTTTAATAGAATTAACAGTTGCTTGTGCTGTAGTGGTGTTTGTTCCTAACTTACTAAGGTAAATGGCTTTTTGTTGTGTACCATTGCCAGTGTAACTAATAGCAGTAGCAAGATACATACTACCGTCGGCCCCCTTGACAAACGCAATTCCATTGGCACCCGATGCGGCACTGGCATTAATTGCTTTTTCAAGATTAGCAGATTGACCAACAAATGCATCAATAACAGCGGCATAGCTGGATACATACTTGTGCTCGGTGGTATGAATCAGTACTTGAGCGCCGGTAGTGCCACTCCAACTGGTTCCAGTTAATACTATGTCCAATAGTCCGTCGCTATTTACATCCATAATCTTGGGGTTATAATGTTGCGACGAAGATGCGGTGTTGTAGCCCACTAGGGTGGTGTCTGTTACATCAATAAAGGTGCCACCCCCTCGATTTTTTAAGAATTGAATCTCATTAAACTCGGGCCAAGTACCATTGGCCATTACAGGCCTACTAAAAATAACTGCACTGGTCAATCCAGAGTTATCAAAGTCAAATGCCAGCGATCGATAATCATGACTGCCACTAAATCCATTAGACGCCCATTTAGGAAGAAAAAATCTCGATGACGGCAGCGCACTAATCTTTGTTAATTCAAAATCTAAAGTGGGCCTTCCACCATCTGTCATAGCCCAACTGTACAATCTAGTACCACCGGCCTGGAAATTATTTTGGTCAGTAAGGATGACTGTGCCGGTATTATTACCCATAAAGTCTGCAATAGCAACCGAACCTGCTGCACCGCCATAATCCTGTCCTGACACTGTGTGTGCAACAAAATTGTTAATACGTGATCCAAACACAACCTTACTACCAGTAGTAAAGATATCATCAACACCATCTCTGTTAATATCGTAAATAGCACTATCATGTCCGTTAATGTTAAGTCCTAAATTAACTCTGGTAAAACTAGATCCATTATTAAGGAATAACCAACCGGAGCCAGCAGTGCCGCCATTATCTGTGTTTGGCGCCACATACATATCACGCTTGCCGTCGCCATTAAGGTCGCCAAATTTTAGGCTAGGTTCGGTGCCTAGGATAACATTGTCTGTACCAGAAAACCACCGATTGGTTTTGTTTACTAATTGGCCATTTTCCCAATCAAAAATGTTTAAATTATAGGTTGGATAACTTCCGCCGTTGGTTGTGCCAGAACGACCTGCGGTAATTAATGATTCGCCGGTGCCAACGAGATTTTCAGAGTATAATGCACTAGAGTCGTATTCATATACTGCACTGTTTATAGGAGTAATAGATCCAACTCGAACCGGAGTGGCATAAGGAACTGACGGGCCACTACCTTGTGTAGGCGGCACATTGTTACCTGGATTGTTTGCGCCGCCGCCACCGCCGGCACAAGCCGATAATAGGAAAACGGTTGAAACAGCTAGAGCTATAGCAGTCCTATTAAACACCCGTACCTTACGCATATTGTCTCCAAGAATTTACGATATGCTACTATTATAGCGTATCACTCTTTTTGAGTCAAACAGCCAGGTGTAGCTTTTTTACAACAGAATTTTAGGCTCTTTGCCCTCGTAACCAAGCATCTACACGCTGTTCGGCTTCAACTTGGTTGATGGCCGGTACAGTGATTTCTACCTTTTCGCCCATGACATGGTTTAAGGTATATGGTAGTGGGCTACCACAAAACACAATGTCTTCCATGTCGCGAAACACAGCAAACTCTTGTAGATTTTTTGCTCGTTCAATAGCCTGGTTGGCCAGGATGTGTAGATTGTTCATTGTTTGCCTTTCTCTCTTTGTGTTTTGCTAATGCGTCTGCGCTACGTTGTTGAAAGTTTACCATTGAATGATAGCCCATCTGAAAGCAAGGACAGTAGTCGCCCAAGATCTTACGGGCCAACCAAATTCTAAATTTTTTAATCATTTATAAGCTCTCCTGTTACCGCATTAACTTTCATGCCGGATTCGTTTATAAAATACGGTTGGCACATTTTTTTACCGTCCCACTTCTGACCGCACCAACATTCGCCTTCGGCATTAATAATGCAGGTTCCTGAACCACAGCATCTTGGATCTACGTTCATCGTGGCGCAAAGTCCTGTTGTAGTTTGATATTGTCCATGAACTCTTTTTTAGTTCCTGGGTCTGTTTGAAAGCTACCTCGAAGTACTGTGGTCTGTGTTAGGCTAGAGTGTGCCATAATGCCGCGATTTTCACAGCAACCGTGTGTGGCCTGAATATACACACCTACGTTTTCACTTTCTGTTGCTCGCATGATTTCTCTTGCAATGTCGTTACATAGTTCTTCTTGAAGTGTGCCACGACGAGCACACCACTGAGCGATCCGAGTATATTTAGACAGGCCAATAAGTTTATTAGCGGCGATGATTCCGATGTAAGCAACACCAGACACAGGCTGATGATGATGACTGCACATAGAACGCAATTCGCTACGAACAACAAGCATACCCTCATATCTATCCGCCGAATCATTTGGAAAAGCTGTTGCATCTGGTGCTGGATCATATCGACCTCCCATAATTTCGTTGTAATACATTTTAGCAAGTCTGCGTGCTGTGCCTTTTGAATTTGGATCGTTCTCACGATCAATTAATAGCGTATCTAGAACCCGTTCAAACGCTTCTGTAGCTTCGTTGATTAAGATTTCTTTATCGCCTTCGTGCAAGTAGTCGCTGATGTTGTCACCGGCCCAAAAACGTTTCTTATCACGCTTCATATTAAAGCGGATAGCATCTGCTAAGTTCTTTTCTTCGTAGCCTTTATCATTCATTGCGGCATCTTCGTACCCAGGATGATACGGTGCTTCTTCTGCATATTTTCGTGATTTTAAATCTTCTATTTTTTGTTCTTCAGGTGACACATATTTAGGCATTAAATTTCTCCGAGTTATTAAGGTCGTGGATGACCAGTCTTGTTACTATTATAAAGACTATTTAGGTCTATGTCAATAGAAAAATGGAATATTTCTACAATCAGGATAAATGCCAGGCTGTGCTGTTGGTTCTACAGTAGATAATAATTCTAAGCCCTTCACACATAGTTCTAGTGTAGGACAGTAATGATAACCAAGTATAAGATCTGTTTCTTCCTGCCAGGGTATGTTTAGATCTCTACCATCTGCACGTTGCCTACTAAATTTTTTGTACGCTTCCGCATCATCTAACAAGATAGCACCTATCTTGCCCAATTGCAAGGGCTTGGTCCAACCAAAGCTCAGGCACTGCATGGTTCCTGGATTGTACATATTGCGTTCTAATCTACGGGCACTGTCCCAAATTCTAGTTCCGTAGAATTGATATTCGCCTGTCCATTTTTCAGTAACCATCTCGTACTCAATTCCTAAATGGTGCATTAACATAGGAACACTAAGATAGGTATAAGCAGAGAATCGAGTACGTTTAACTTGATCATATCGCATGCACAATTCAATAGCATGTGTACACCCATCGGTTAACACCGCGTATGGAGCACCTGTATATTCTGCCAAGGCTAATTCAAAATCAAATAAGGCCTTAAAACTCATTGGTTATACCATGCCCAAGCGTGAGTAACGATATCTTCTAAATTAAACTGTGGTTGCCAGCCACTGGCCTTTATAAACTTACCGGCATCAGCAACAAGCACAGCAGGATCGCCATTGCGTTTTGGGCCACTTTTATGAGTGACTGGAATTTTAGTCACAGTAGCAGCCGTTTGTATTATATCAAGATTACTATATCCAATGTTTGTTCCAAGATTATAGACGTCGCTTGGAATAGTTCGATCTGTTGCTAATATGTGTGCTTGTGCTAGATCCTCTACGTGGATATAGTCTCGAACGCAAGTACCATCGCTGGTAGAATAGTCGGTGCCATAAAGTGTAAAGTTTGTTCCGTCTTTAATGCTTTCTAAAACACGAGCAATTATATGAGTAGCACCTGGTGCTTGTCCATGACGAGCTTGACTATCAGCGCCACACGCATTGAAATAACGAAAACTTACATAGTCTATGCCATATGCGTGAGCATATCGTTTTAACATCCAATCAATCATAAGTTTGCTTTCACCGTATGGACTGATTGGTTCTGTGGGATCAACTTCCTGAACCGGAGTAATAATAGGATTGCCGTATGTGGCCGCACTGCTACTAAAAATAAATCTAATATGAGTTAATTTGTTGTCAATTAAAAAATTAAGCAAGCATTTTGTTTTGACAAAATTATTATTGTAGTACTCTCTAGGATCTTTAATACTCGGACCAACCAAACTGGTACCAGCGCAATGAATAATTGCCTCTGGCTCAAACATCTTAATAGTTTCTAACCCAATTTCACCAGCAAAGTCTCCGGTATGCCACCAAGTATTAGGCAACTCAACTAGGAGTTTACTTGGAATAACACGGTCAACGCCTAGCACCTCATGCCCAGCATCTACTAATTTTAATACAGTTTCGCCGCCGATGTATCCGGCCGCACCGGTTACCATTACTTTCATTATTTGATCTTTCTTACGTGATACTTGGCTTGACTCACATGATCACGATAACGATTGCCTGCACGATTCCAAGATTCACCCTTACCCTCCAATATATCTACAATACGATTCACAGTACCATCAGTCCAGTCTGAGATCAAACCCATATTGTGATGCGGTGTGTCAAGCAAGTTTTCTAGTTTTTGATACGCATCATCTATTGACCAGGGAACGTAAAGTCTGTTTGGGTCATCAGCAAAAGTTTCAGGGAAACTACGATAAGCAGGATATAAAACATTCGCTCCAAGTGTATCGGCTTCAGACACTGTGTTACTGACCCAGTCCTGGAGAGCACAATTGAACAATACACGAGTATCGTTAAGTAGAGTATAGTAATCATTTTTCTTTAAGTTCTCATAAATTACAAGTTTGCCTTCGCTCTCTAACTGACGAGCACGTTCAATATACCGTTGATTGTTACTACGCAACGGGCCACCTTGGAAGATAGCAAACTCTATATCATTGTGCCGTCCTTGATTATGATACATTTCAATCAAGTCCATGTAAAAATCTGGTTGCTTCTCTTGATCAAATCTTGCGGCAAAGCCCACACGCATCTTGCGATGGTCAAACGGTTTTATATTTTGCGAGCCACCTATACGCTCTAGAACTTCTGCTTTGCCAAATGCCAGCCCGCTAATATTATAGATTGGAGCAGTCCAACCGGCAATACGCATATGGGCAACCATCTCTTCGTTAGTAGCCAGCACACCTGTTACGAATTGGTTAACCATCTTTTCATACGTTGACATCCACTCTGCCATGCCCCAAACATGAACAAAGTCATCCGGATCAATGGCCTGAGCAAGACAGCGTACAAAAATACGGGGACGCTGAGCAGGATCGACTTGATCGAGAATATAAGGTAAGCTCTCAATACCGGGTTGAAACATGTCTTCAAAGTAGATAACATCTTCATTGGTAACTTCTCCATTACGCATCATTTGAACCAAATTCATCATTTGGCTCATACTAAAGTAACTGCGACCGTGTGCATCTAACACTTGCCCTACACTAATGCTTTGAGTATTGTCAATGGTAGAACCTGGAACATATACTACATCCAGTTCACGGCGATCAAACACACGCTTATTCCACTCGGTCAGTTGCAGAGTGTAGCGAGCTTCATAAGACTCAAGTCCCATGTAGAATAACTTACGCACGGCGATATCCTGAGAATCTGCGTCCGTCTTCATCCCACATGTTCTTGGCATTTTTGCCTTGTGTGAATTTGTTGTACTGTTGCCATGCATAGCTCTTGAAGTTGTACAGATCTTCTTCGCGATACCTGTAGCCGTAGTCTACGCAGAATTCCAAGTACAGTGATAAATCTTCAAATGCCTGGGTGGCTCTAGGGTTTACACGATGTTGGGGCTTGCCCATGATAGTTCCTTTAAATTACAATTGATTGAGTTGGACGAGTAAGGTTATAACTAATGCAGCATCCGTTCTCGCCGTCTTCGGACACTTCAATTACTACAGCACGACCAGGATAGCGACCTGCTATCTGTATATATAAGTCATCTGCGATCATCTCGCAACTTTTATAGTTTAGTTCTAGAACGGTATTCGCACCGTTATACAACGACTCGATCCATCGTTTGAACTGAATGAACTCAATGTCTCTGTCGTTGTGGAACACATCGATTGACACCCTGAAATGGAAAATATGACGGTGAGGACTAGCAAGGAACGCAACATTATATTCATCATTAGTATTTAACATTGGATCCGTTGCAGCCGCTGGATAGCAATGAATGCCTTCCTTACGGAAGGTGACCCAGATCTGCCGTTGTGCGGCTGTTTTGACACGTTCAATAGTTTCACGTTGTTCTTGTATCATTTTTGTAATAGTTCCATAGTTACAATTTTACCAATAGATTCAGATAAGTTTTCTTCTTGAGTAATAATATGCAGTTTAACACGATTCTCGTCTTTCTTGTAGTCATACCACCTAGACTCTACTATTGTACCACCTGACACTGCCTGCACCTTAAAGATGATAGGATCTGGAAGATCAATGCCACTTGAGCTGTCATCACATAGTCCGTCATCCAGTGTTACACTAATATTTCCTCGGCCGATTCTGGCAATAGGAGTTGGCCTGCTATCTTCAGTATCTATTAAAAAGTGAAGCAGTCGTTGTCTTAACCAATTTTTCATCGTATTACTTCGTCTTTAGTGTATTTAGACCAGTCAGTAAACACCTCACGCTTTTGTAAGTCGTGTAGGCTGTGGCACCAGACGCCTGGGTTCGTTGCGGCAAAATCTTTGTCATCAAGTTTGATAGTTGCATTGTATCCAAATTGTCGAATGTATGGAAGTTTAACGCTAATCATTGGAATAAAGTTATGGAACTCAACCAGACTAGATTCTAACAATCCTTCTGCTTGGGCATGATCTAAATCAAGTGTACAGTAGTTAGGGCGTTGTTCTAAGCAACTACGAACCATCCACTCCCAATCTCGCCAGCCTTCGCCATCGTTCTTATCTAGTGCTGGAAAACTTTGATTAGCACCAAAGTAGATATGCTCACAATTGTTGTTGTCAAACTCTTGTAGAACAATTTGTGGATCCTGCACACCCACTACAAACAAGGTACGCAAGCCAAATGCAGGTGTGTGTTCAACTTCGGTTCCTATAAAGAAACTTACATCATCATGTCCTGCTCTAATCATTTTCTTTTAATCCCAATTCGTATGCTATCTTAAGTTTAATTTTAACAATTTCATCTTTAAGATGCAACCGTTGTTTCTTCAAAACTTCTAAAGTAGCATCTTCGAACACTCCAGTGCTTTCTATACCATCAATCCGCTTGTTCAATTGAGCATGTTCTTCTTCTAAATGCCGTACTCGATTTTGTAAATGGTCAATCATTGAGCCTCCAACTCGTCTAGTTTATTTTCATCCAAATCAATATCGTCACTGTCAACGCCATCGTCCTCTACTTCAAATAAATTGTTAAACATGCTCATGGCATTCTTGGCCTTTTTGCCTTTGAAGCCACGAGTGCCTACAATGTCCATCCAATAACGGTCATACGATTCAATAATGGCTTCAGCCTCAGCACGATCTGTGGTAGCAAAGATAGCGTCCACAATATCTTTGAAGCGAGCATGATCACCATTTTGATTCCACATCATAGCAGGCCACGAACCGTTGTCATATTCACGATTAGCACGTTGTACTGCTTCCAAGTGCATCCAAACATTATGACCCATTAGCAAGGCATAGCTGAAACTATCCCAACTTGTTTTGCCATTTTTACCAATCTTGTTTAGATCTGGCGCAGTATGGAAGTGTGTCAGGTTATTAGGATCAAATGTTTCACCGTTTAGTTCAGCATCTGTTTTACGCACACCTGGTTTGTAGATGCAGATATCTTTCATCTTTAAATGCTTGCTGATTGGGCTTTCATCAAAGTGTTTAACAAAGCCCTCGGCCAACACACCATCACGATATGATCTTGTGTCTGTGCTAAACTTCTTGTCGTCCACAATAGGACTCATACGATAGCACCACTTTTCATTGTGTGGCAAATCAATGTGGTGGTACACTTGTCCATTAGCAGTGGCTAAGAATGGACTGGCACAGTCAAAGCTGATGGTAAATGCAGGATTAACATACTTACGTACAGCACGTTGAATGTCAGTTAATAATACTGCCCATTCTAGTTTACTTGTGCCTAAGAAGTGCATCCAATCGTGAACTCCTTCTTTGAGCAGGCCGTCGTGACGTAATGCTACTAATCTGCGTAGTACTAAATGCACATCGCACATGTTCTGTCCGCCCATGCTCCAGCCGTTAAAGTGTGTGTCTGGATACACCGCAGGATTACAATAGTCTTTCATTAGTTCATACCAACGATCTGCATCAGCATGATTGGCACCCTGTAGTACATTTAAGAACTTGGCTCCTCCATTGGCAACACCCTTGCGGTGTTTCATAAAGTAATCGTTGTTGTACTTGGTGGCGTCTACTGCTTCTTGTAGTGTGGTAATTTGGCAAGCGGCACTGGCTTTCTTATCATGAATAACCCAAGTCGGAATATCAAGAATCATGCCATAATCAGCAACACCATCTAACCACTTTAAAACAGCATCACGTTTTTTCTGGGCCTTTGGGCAACCTGAGTTTGCTTTCCAATCGCCTTCCCATAGACCTTTGGCAATCTGAAATCCTCCAGAGTCGCCCAACATGAGTGTGCCAGGTTCACGATTGCGAACCATGTCTTCTGACCAGTCCTGCTTGTTTAAATCCAAGTTAGCATGCCCACCAGAGTAAAGCGACCACTTATAAGGAAACAATCCTTTCTGACTGTTGAGCCAATTCATTTGTTCCATATCTGGAATTCCTGCAGGCATACGAGCCAGATCTACATACGGACCTGCAACAGGATCACGTTGTTTGCCAATAAATGTAGCATAGAAGCCACTAATAGCTGGCAAGAATACAGCGTAATCTTTTTGCTTGGCTGTTAGGTTGTCTTGTTCAATCACTTGCTTTGTGCTGGAAGTTTAAAGCTATAAGTAGCCAATCCTGAATCTACAGTAATTTCAGCAATGCCATCATCACTGATACGCATAACTTTGTCACCGGTTAGATCTAAAATACTAATCACAGTCTTAACTGGCCAAGACCATTCACGTTTGAGTGTGCCACCTACATCATGTTGGAATACAAAGTTACCTGCATGGGTTGAATGATCACCAAAGAAAAATTTCAAATCTTTGCCGTCTGTTCTTGCCTTGAAGTTAACTTCTTCGGCATTAGCAGCCGCCTGCATTTTTAATCTTTGAATAGCGGCTACAGAAGGTTCGAACTCAATGTGCCATGTAACTGGTTTCATCTTGACGTTTTTCAATTTCTCGTTGATGATTTCGGTGGCCATAAAGCGATAACTATTTTTAAAGTCGCCTTCAGCATTTTCAAATGTAAGTTGATCCAATGCACCTGTATCCTTGCGTGTAATAGCAAGTTTGGCATTTTCTTTGTAGGGCTGCAGATTCAACAATACCTTGAGCTTACTCAAATTTGGCATACCAAACGTGCCAATAAAGTCTGCTACTGGGCCAGCAAAAGCACCGTCAACAATAACACTACGGTCCTCGGCCAATCCGTTGATCGCTGTTGACTTATCGTCGCCGGTGATCTTGATTAGGTCAATACAACCTAGGTCGTAAGTGTGTTCTACTAAGTCTAGTAAGTGATCTTTCATTTAATTCTCCTCGTTTGTTTATTGTACAGGGTTTATTTAGATTTTGCAACAGGTTTTGATTTATTTTGGAACTATTTTTGCCAAAGTTTGCCCACCTTTAAGACTGGTCAGTTCTCCAGGTTTCTTTAATTCCAACCAGGTAGTTGGTCCTGGATCGTTCCAGGAGTAGACAATTTCGTAACCCATAGAGATAGCCAATTCTTGAACCAGGTATCCAGGAGTATAGCAACAATAATGGTTTTCAACCAGCCTAACAGCACTAGGTCTATCGCAGTCATTGAATGTAAATGCTAGGATGCCTCCGGGTTTGAGTTTTTGATATATTTCTGTTAGATATTTTTTAAGAATTTCAAATGGTCTGAAATTAAAATAATTGTAAGCTAAACACATGCCAAATTGATTATTGGGAATTTTTGCTAGAATGTCTCGATCTAGTGCTTCACTAACAACATAAGGTCTTAACCGATTTTGATATTGTTCATTAAACTTGTTCATAGCTGGAGTTAAGTAATCATGACTCAAATCTACCAAGTAGAGAGGATCATATGCCACCATGTTTTCAATAAATGTTTCCAATCCTGGACGAATGATCAATGCTGAATATTTCCAGTTAGCATATTGACTTAATCGGTCTTGAAATGGTTCAGTACCTAGAGTATTGGGTTTTCTCAACTCAAGTATAGACTTGGCGCCCTGCATCAGCTCACCTTCATACAAGGTATAACTTTCTTGGAACCAAGGACGTTCGGCCTGTGCAATTTGCTGAGCTAATTGAGATTTTAAATTGTTTAAATTATCTTCAAATTTAGCAAATACTTGTTGTATGTCGGCATATTGATTATTAAGATCGTGAGTGAACAATGTCATTAATTCTGGTTGTGTACTTACTAGATGTAAAACTTTATCCAACTCAATATTGGCAGTTTTTAATGCAGGCACACTAGACAACGCATCTAGCTGATTACGGTATGCAACAAGTTCGCTAAGTTTCATATTACCACTCAAACAAAGTTTCAAATGTGTTTTCTGTGTTGGTAGAACTTGCAAGATCCCATTCCAATACACTCAGCAAGTTGTCGATCTTTTGATCAACCACTGTAGCTTCCATTTCGCTATCATCAAACGGCAATTCCTTAAACCATGCAGGTAACTGTTGCTCATCTGTAGGATAACCAATGCTGGTCCACCCTAACGGATTAGCTTTTAATTTACATACAATGGTTTTCATACCATCAACAATCTGTAACGAATACTTGTCGCCATTCATTCTACGCAGATTATTCCAGTTAAGTGCGGCTCTTACATGACCCGGCATATTGGCTTTGCCCAGGCGTTCTTCTTCTTTGCCATACTTGGTCAAGTTGTTGACACGCTTTGGACTACCCTTCTCCCAACCCGGACGTTCTTTGAAAATGTATTTAAACTCACGGATCTTGGCAATGATCTCATCACGGGTAGCACCAGTTAGAACATCATTGAGAATCTCACTCAAGAACTCTTGGATGACCTTGGGCGTGTCACTGCGCTTCAAGTCCAGCCCCATGGCCTTGACCTTGCCCGGTTGTCCAACAACGTCCAAGCGTTTGCCTTCTTTGTCAATGATCATAACAGCATAACGCTTCTTGGTAATAAACAAGCCCTTGCTGGCTACTACTTCTCTACCACCCTTAATTACTTCGCCCATCTCTCTAGGCACATGGAATGCAGTTTCCATAAACCCAGGAAAGCTAATGTTGACTTGATCGGCAATTGAATCATACAGTTGTATGGCCATGTCTTTTGACCAGGTCATACGTCCTTCTTCAACTTCTTTTTTCAGCACCGGCCACGCACTAAAATAACATGAGTCTGTGTCACCGTAGATAATAGTTTCGCCTACATGGTCATACTTGCCGGTAATACATTCGTTTACGTAAGCATCCATGTGCTTGGCAATGGCACGACCAGTAAGAGTTGTGGACTGACCAATACGCTTATCAAAGAAACGGCAACCAGGATTAAGAATAGCACCATAGAGACTGTTAAGGTTAATCTTTTTAACAAGCTGACGCTTGTCCCAATATTCTTCATCTTCTTCATTCGTACACTCTTTAAGTTTGGCCTGCATTTCCTTACGTTCGGCATACCAACGTTTTAACAGCCCAGGAATCACACCTTCACGTTCGTAAGTAAAGATAGTTCCGTTGGCACTGATCATCCAGGGCTGGTTGTTATCAAAGATCATGTGCCACACTTCCGCGGCACTATGTACACTTTCTTCACCTTGTTGCCAGTCAATGGTAATTTCTGTACCTTTTTCTAAATTCATTACTGCGGTATATTCCAATGACGCAAACAAACCTTCCCAGGCCGCAGCAAAGCTGGATCCTGAGTTCATCTTGTCTCGAATATATCGGTTGGTCATAGTAGGCCGAAGTTGTCCTACAATAGTTTCTGGACCCATGTTGAGGGCACGAATTGCACTCGGATACAAACTGTTAATATCAATTGATCCAATGTATTCGTGAATACCTTTTTTAGGATACGCGACATAAGCACCTGCGGCCTGTGTGTCCTCATCTGAATAGCGTTCTTTGCGATTGGGCACGACCATGCCGCGCTCGTGAGCTTCATTGATAATTGCTTGTTCTGTAACTGCCACTGCACCCATGGTAGTTTGTAGTAGCACAGTATTTTCATGTGCTAGTGTATTAGCAAGATCAAGAAATTTTAATTTCTTGTCTAGCTTGGCAAGAATCATTGTGTCTTGCCTGTTGTATTCAATAAATGTTTTGAAGTTTTGATTGTACAGTTGATCTAAGGTGCCTTCAAACACAGTTTTAGTTTCACCTAGTTCATATTCAGCAATGGCATCTAAACTATAACTATGACGTTCTTCGTATGTGTACTTGCGATACAGTTGCATATAGTCCATATGCACACGACCAATCAAGTCATATGTTTCATTTTCTGCACCAAAGCGTTCAAATGTACGTTTCTTAGGATATTGATTCCACAAGCAAAATCTACGTGTGTCATCTTTGCTGAGCACACGAGTCACACGATTGACAGTGTATGGAATATCGAAGCCCTCACTATTCCAGCCCGACAGCGCATCTGCATCTTCGATCAAGTCTAAAAATGTATTAAGCAAGTCTTCTTCAGTTTCAAACACAATAGTATTTTCAAATTCACCAGCAATGTCTCGAGCAGTAGCTTGACTCATGTGTTTAGGCGGCATCACCAGTGTGACCATTTGATTGAGCCATTGCAAGTATACCGATATGGCTGTGATAGCGTTGAATGGATCTGCTGGTGGACTGAATCCACGTTCTGGGTCAAAGTCAACCTCAATGTCAAAGAATGCCACGTTTAACTTAGGGCCGTCTTGCCCTTTGTAGTTTTCTTCAAGGCAACGGAAGATAGGATTAATATCGGACTCATACAGTTGTTTGTTTGACTGTATGCGAACTTCTTTGCGAAATTCTTTACTGTTTCTGGTGCTGAATCTACTAACCGGCGTACCAAAGATACTTTGAAACTTACCACGAGGATCCTCGTAGTACAACACATAGTTGGCTGGATATTCCTGATAGCATCTCTTGCCATCCTTCCGTTCAACTATGTGAATGCGATCGTGTTCACGATCAAACAATGCATCAATATAACTCAAATTTTTCTCCGTTTATGGCCGGTTAGCCATGATTCATGCTTGTAAGTAAGCGACTCTATATTACTACTTATAATGTTTTGCCAACCTGTACTAAAATTTGTTCAAGTAATTCGTGGTCTTGTTGTTCACGACCAAATTCACTTTTATGTGCCAACTTGATAGCTTTCTTAAGAATATTTGGCTTGATATCTAATTCTTCTGCAATGGCCTTGACTGTGTCATTGAGTCCGCCAGTTAAGGTTTCAATTTCGGACATCACTGACATGCCTTCATTGATGATTTGTGTAAGTTTATTTGTTTGGTCTGCTGTGAATACGCGATCTGTCATTTAATTCTCCTGAGTAAGTTTTACTATTATACAATATTATTCAGTAAAGTCAACCGCATTTTTTTGTTTTTCTAAATATTTGGTTAGTTCTGCCATCATGTAAATTTTTTTAGGATATGTTTGTTTGACTCTTTTAAGCATTTCAAGTGCAGATTCAAACGATGGTTGAGTTCGATCAAACACATTATTATCGTGCCACCATGCAATAGTCCAATGTCCCCAATCTAATAATTTTTGATAATATATATTGGCACCAAAAGAATTGGCAAATTGGGCAAATTGTTCAATCTCATGAAAATTATTTTTTTGTATACAGTAATTAAACTTTAAAGAGTACGTGCCTAACTCTTTTATAAAGTTTAGTCCTAATAATAGTTCGTTCCAATCTCCACCACGTACCTGACGGTATGTTTCAGGAGTGGCAGCATCAATACTTACAGAAAAAGATTTAATCAAATGACCAATGTTTTTAATTAATTTTTTATTTTTGTTTATTAATGTACCATTAGTTGTAATTTCTATTTTTAGATTATCAAAAGGATAGTCAATTAATGATTTTAAAAATTCTAAACCACTATGACTAGCAAATATTTCTCCGCTAGCAAGTGGCATTATTATGATGTCGGTGTTGGGGTTTTCTAAAGCATATTGTTTTATTTGAGTGTACAGTTCAATTTGTTTATCAATGCGTGCAGAGTTTTTTTCAATAATCACGTGTTCACGACAACTGGGACATTTAAGATTGCATGATCTATCAAGATCTATTTTAATTATTTTTGGAAAAGGGGTTGCTACTGGCAACTGACTTGGGCGCAACGGTAAATTTGGCAATACCGAACAAGCCCAATTGCAATAAGTAAAATCACCATCTAATACTGATTGACGAACTTGCTCAGCAGAGTGACTTAACCAAATTTCTTGTAATGTATTGTTGTAAATGTTGCCAATAGTATACGGCATATGAAGTTGGCATCCACATAATTGCACATCACCGTCTAGATCAATTTGTAGTGTAGTAAATGGTATTTGGCAAAATTTTCCGTTATATATAGGTTTTTTAACTGGAATATATTTGTAAAATTTAAGAGTGTCAATGTGCATATGGAATTATTTATTGTATACTATGATTTAAAAAATATTTGGTCGTTTTAAACATACATTCCGGGGCACGACTCCCATATATGTTAGCCCAGCACCCGGGCACACCGTGACCATAAGGTCCTAAGGTAGGTGTTCTATACCGGTGAGTAAGGATTAAGTTTATAATCCTCATCACCTTGTTGTTCTGGATATACTGGGTAATCGTTCATTCTGTATCAGTGCCTCGATAAAACCATGAGTCGTCGCCACCGGCAGACCACTTGGCTTGATTTTCTACACAATACACTTCGGTAGGTATTTTAAAGTCAGGAGTTTTAAGTTCGGCAGGCACTAGACTCACATCATACCACAAACAACGATTGTTAGGCTGACATGCAAACTGCCCATTGTCAAGTCGTATAAAGTTGTAGCTCTTGTGCTCTTGCACGCCTTCACTGAATGAAACATCTAATCTATTGTGATCTGGTGCGGCAAAGTCTATGGTAAACAGATATTGTCCAAAATGAAATGCCTTGTCTTTGCCGTAGTACTTGACCTTGAGTCCTCGCAGATTTGATTTTTCTAACACAGCTATGTCGTAGCCTAGACAGTCCCAAATCTGTAGGTGATCTAAATCCAACATGGCATCGGGTTCAACTGATTTCCACACATACGCACTGATAGGCAACTTATCGTAGAGTGCACCGTATTCAGTCAGCATGCATTCTATACGGAAGGCTTGACCTTTTATGGCCTTGGCTGTGACCCAGTAGCAGGGTTCCAGTTCGCCGTGTCCACGTTCGTGATTGTACAAAAACTCTCGGCGTACAAAACATTTTACAGGGGGTATGTTGGCTATCAAAAAACTCATGTGTTTTACTTACCGTCTACATGAAGCTGGCTACCATTATTAAAGCTGGGGCTGAATGGGCTTTGTGCAACACGTCCGCCTTTGCTTTGACTCCATGCATAGCCAGCTCTATGACCTGAGCAGTCTTTAGTACATGGCGATCCTAAAAATTCAAGTTCGTTAAGTTCATCTTTTAAAAATGTGTCAGCAAAGGCCTTACACAATGCCTGAATTTTAGGATTGCGTGTTACTTCAATGTGATATCGTTTACCGTCAAAATCCTGTGTGGGATCCTTATAACCAGCATATACCTTGTGTACACCTACTTCGTCAATGAGATCACTACAGTTAATACCGGACCGTTCCGCCATGGGTTGGGTGCAAGGACTACAGGTTGTGATAATGATACTACCAGCCGGGATGGCCCCAAAGCGGGCCTCATAACTGTCAATAGCTGCTCGCTCACCATGAACACGTCGACCGTCCTTGGTGGGATAGTTGATGCCCACCACACAGTTATTGTCTGGATCCAGTACTGCGGCCGCCACCACACCAAGATTCAATTTCTTTTTGTATTGACCTTCCACAACCATCTCGCAAAGACGCACCAGGATAGCATCCAACTTGTCGTGATTGGTAATTTCAAAATCACTGATTTTCATTTTTTCTTGCCGGCGCAGTGAGCTTTTTGTGAGAAGCCTTTGGGGTTGGCACAGTTGATACTGCTTTTGTATTTTTGACTCCATTTTTCGTTGACTTTTTCTTGTGACCCTCGTTCCTTGGCGGCATCTGCGGCTTGGGGTTCGGGTGCTGACAACTTGCCCATGATGATCATTTGTTCTATACCCTTGGCCAAAGCCTTGGCTTCTGCACCATTATTGTCTTTTAGGGCCTGGCGGAATTGATCCAGCGCGGGTTTGACTTTGAGATAAGTTTCACGATTCATGGTAACACCCTTGTTTTCTAGAGCAGACACAATCTGATAACCTTGGTATCGGTCTAACTTGTTGCGTATCTTGAGATAGACACCGTAACTGAGTCCAGCACCCATTGTAAACAACACAGCCATCATTTCTCTGGCTGCATTGTCCAAAAATATGTCTGTGGCTTCCTGCACCGGCACACAGTTAGGCACTTGACGGTCACCCTTTTTCTTCATGCCCTGTTGTTGGTACCCTGTCCAGCAGGCTTCAATAATTTCTTGATATCTCAAGCGACGGCTCCGAGTATTTGTTTTACTTGTGCAACATAAGCACTTACATCACTGGTGCCAATTTCGTCTACATCGCCTACATTGTAAGCAACTTCTTCTGCGGCCTGCATGACTTTTTCTGGGCCAAACTTCATCAACAAGTCTGTATGTGCAACCATAATACGATTAAGAATAGCACGTTCAACCGCTTCACTGTCAGTGCTGAATTCTTCTTTTACAGCTTTCTTTAAGTTACCGTACCGTGCTTCTAAATCTTGTAGGGCTTGTTTAATAATTTGTTTGTTAGCCGGATTAGAATCGACTGCCATCATACGGAATAACTTGTCGCGTTGATCCAAATACTCTTTACGATTGGTAGGTTCCTTCATTAGGCTTTCAGACATTTCATCTTCAAACTTGTTGTAGTTAGGACTGGTCATTCTTTCACTACCTTGTGAGGGAAAGTTTGATTGTTGTGTTTGTTGTTGTGCGCCACTTTGTTTTTGTATCTGTTTAGCAGCCATATCTGATGCCTTGGCTTTTATAGAATTCATTGTGCGTGTATCTATTGGTTTTCCATCATCTTTTGCACGTTGAACCAACGCATCGACATATTTTTGTGTTAAACTTGACTGCTGTTGCATTTGTTGTACCTGAACTGGATTTACATTGATGCCAGTGTCTGCCCTAACTGGTGCCGCACCCAATGCCATAGTAGCACCCAATATTCCAGCCGCTACATTCTGTTTCCAACCTTCTGTTACATCGTCTTCAGCAAATGGCAAGTACCAGAACCAGTTGTGGAAACCACCTGGGTTAGTATCGTAGTCCATGTGCGCACGATTTCTAGCACCGTTCATCATGCGTTTAAATTCGGCCTCGGCACCGTGTTGTTCTGCAACAGCTTCTAAGGCGTCATACAGTTGGCCGGCTTTGAAACTGTCTCTGTTGCGTTCAATACCAGGCGCCAAGCGATTATAAACATCTGATAACTCTGCGTGTAGGTTGCTCATTGCACCTTCTGTTATGCCTTGTGCCAAACGATCAGCTAGATTTTGAAACTTGTCTTGTAGATCTTGAACCATACGGCTCTGTGGCTTTTTGGCCAACACAGCAAGAGCACGTTGTAAGGCTTGTTCGCCTGTGTCGGCATTGATCTTCATTGTGTCCCAGACCATTTTTCTAATAGCACGATCATCTAGAGGACGACTTGGGCCGCTGGCAACAATAGCTTCGCCTACACCTTGTTGGCGTTCTTTGCGAGCAATCTTACGTTTTGCAAGATTTACCTGCTGTGCTGGAACTGCTTGTTGAACCCATTCTTTACTGCCTGCAACTGGATTAGGATTGTCAGCTTTCATTGCGGCAACCTGTGCACCACGCTTGTCTGCATAACTCTTTAGGGTATTAACATCAAGTTCGTTTACTGGTTTCTGAATCCGATCAGCATAGAACTCGCTACTTGCAACCTTGCCACCATTCTTTTCAGCGTATGCCTTGGCACCGGTATGTGATTTGAAACGCTTGATTTTGTTACCATTGTACACTACCCAACTACCGGTTGGATCTGCTTTGGTTTCTTCCATATTGCCTGGATCCAGCTTGCGTGGATTGGCCGCTGGACGTGGTGCATATCCGTCATCGTCATCATCACGGGGTGCTACCCCTGCTATGGCATCACGTATGTTGGCAGTCATTCCATCTGCATCAAATGCGTCTGCATAGCGTTGCATGGGCAGGTCGTTGGCGTAGGCACTCAGCTGTCCGTGTACGTTTCTGCTTTGGTCGGTATGATTATCTATGGCAGCACGGATTTTGCCAACCAGGTCAGGATCTCTGGGATTGAATTTTTTAGAAGCCAGATACTTCTGGGCCAGCTGAGTCGATATCTGCTCGTAACGTTTTCTCCAGCCGGGATTCAAGGTCTTGTTGTCTCGTGTAATTGGCATGCCACTTTTTTCCATGGCCAACAACCATGGTTCAATGTGCTGATCAACCAGTTCTTCTATTTCGTATTCCCAATTAGGGTCTGAGTTCAATTGTGTCCAAGGGTCTTTGCTTATTTTGCCCATCATGGCATCAAACTTGCTATCGCCGGTAGCTTCAAACTGTGCTGGTTGATCTTGTGTGATATGTCGTACAATTTCATCAAATTCAACTCCACGCATGGCCATTGTGGCACCTTGATAGAACTTTGCAGGACTCCAAAAATGCATG